ATAATCTATGATATCATCCATTATCTTAGTACCATAACCCTCTTCCTTTACACCATCTTTTAGGATTATTGAGTGTAATCTCAGGTGGTCACCCTTTTCTGAAATGAATAACTCATCCAAAACCTCATCGTACTTAGAGTTTAATATGTCCTCTATCATATCTATAAATATAAAAGGGTTGAGTAAAAACTCAACCCCTTCAAATCACAGTTTACTAAGCTTATTTTTTAACGTAAACCTTACCTTCTTTCTTATCGAAGGAAATGTTCACCGTATCACCTTCTTTGACGTTCTTCAATAGAATCTCATCAGCAATTAGGTCACCAACATGGACTTGTATCGCTCTAGCCAACGGTCTGGCACCATATTCATCATGGTAACCTTCATCAGCTAGGAACTCAATAGCACCTTTATCTAATTTGATATCATATCCTTTGTCAATCAATCTAGCTTTCAATGCCGCCAGTTCGATATGGATAATCTTATGTATATCAGCTACCTTCAATTGGTTGAAGATGATGCAATCGTCAATACGGTTAAGGAATTCAGGAGCAAACTTCTTCTTAAGTGCTTTCTCAATGATACCTCTATGCTTTGCATCCTTGTTCGCCAAGGTATGTGTGGTCTTAAATCCTAATCCGTCACCAAATGCGCTCAATTGCTTCACACCCACGTTGGATGTTAGTACGATAAGACAGTTCTTGAAGTCTACTTTTCTACCCAGACCATCAGTCAACTGACCTTCATCCAGTAATTGTAGTAGGATGTTGAATACGTCAGGGTGCGCTTTCTCAATCTCATCGAATAAGATAACAGAGTAAGGCTTTCTACGGACTTTCTCGGTCAATTGACCACCTTGTTCGTACCCTACATAACCTGGAGGGGCACCTACTAATCGTGATACTGTATACTTCTCCATGTACTCACTCATATCCATTCTAATCATGGCATCTGAGTCACCAAACATTTGTATTGCGAGTTGCTTTGCCAGTTCAGTTTTACCAACACCAGTAGGACCCAAGAATATGAAGGAACCGATTGGTTTGCTCTCGTCCTTGATTCCAAGTCTGTTACGTTTGATTGCTTTGGTCACCTTATCGATGGCATCATCTTGCCCAATAATTGCTTTCTTAAGCACTTTGTGCATACCCACCAATCGTTTGTTCTCTTGGCTTGATACTTTACTTACAGGAATACCAGTCATATTGGCTACAACCTCACATATTTCTTCCACACCGACTTTGGTTCGCTTCTCATCCAGAGATTTCTCCCATTCTTCGCTTGCTTTGGCTAGTTCCTTCTCAATCTTAACACCTTCATCTCTCAGCTTTGCCGCTTCCTCATAACGTGATTGATTAACCACTATTTCCTTTTCACGGTCTACTTTGTTTCTAGCTTCTTCCAGACCTTTAATGCGTTCTGGTTTAACTTGGGTTAGGTTTGTGGCTGCACCAGCCTCATCCATAACGTCAATAGCCTTATCAGGCATCGCTCGGTCACTTATATATCTGTCAGACATCTTAACACATTCTTCAATGGCTTCGTCCGTATAAAGAACCTTGTGATGTTCTTCGTATTTACCTTTAATGTTGCTTAGAATCGTGGTTGTTTCTTCCAAGGTTGGTTCCTCAACCAGTACTTGTTGGAATCTACGTGTTAATGCCCCATCTTTTTCGATATTCTCTCTGAATTCGTCAAGTGTGGTGGCACCAATAATCTGTAGCTCACCGTTAGCTAATGCAGGTTTGAAGATATTAGATGCATCCAACGCTCCTGTTGCATTACCAGCACCCACCATTGTGTGTAACTCGTCAATAAACAGGATGACATTAGGTGATAACTTCAATTCATCCATTATAGTCTTAATACGTTCTTCGAATTGACCTCTATATTTAGTTCCAGCTACTAGAGATGCAAGGTTAAGGGAATATATCTTCTTATCTTTTATTACCCTTGGGGCTTTATTCTTTTGAATTAATAAGGCTAACCCTTCAATGATAGATGTCTTACCAACTCCTGGTTCCCCAATAAGAACTGGGTTATTTTTTTTACGTCTGGATAGAATCATGGATACCCGTTTGATTTCCTTTTCTCTACCCACCACAGGGTCTACTTCACCCTTCTTAACCGCTTCAGATATGTCTCTACAATATTTATCCAATTCTGGTGTATGATTTTGCCCTTTAGTTAGTGTCCCTGTTCTCTTAGGGCGCTTTGGTCTTCTGCTGCCAGTGTCTTCATAATCTTCTTCACTCTCATCATATCTGCTCATTATTATAATAGCTTCTTTATATTCATTGTAATTAACACCAAACTTATTCATTGTTTTGGTGATATCATCTGTTCGTTTCAATATTGCTAGGAATAGGTGAGCCGTATCTATGGTGGTTTCACCTAGGTTCACTGACTCTGCTTCTAATTTTTTAAATACGCTTTGTACCGCATTGGAATACCCTATCGATTTGGTCTCATAGGGTCTTGGTGTAAGGTCATTTGTGTATACTATCTCGTATAGAGTATCATAAAGTTTGCTGGTATCGACCTTCATGTGGTCTAATACACTTATTGCTCTATTATCTCCATCCAATAATGTACTAAGTATGATGTGACCTAATTGCACATCATACCCATTGTGTTCCTTAACACCTCTTTTAGCATCCGTAAGGATTGCCTTTAATTTAGGTTCAACCTCTCTATCCATAGTTCCTATTTTTCTAGCTGAAACAAATATACTTCATAATAAATGAAAAATCAACTTGTTATTCTTAAATAAATATCGTATATTTGAGTTAAACTGACTAACGATTAGGTCGGTTACATCTTAAAACAAGTAAAAACATACAAAAATATGCTATTAGAAAAGAAAGAAATTAACGGAAAAACTAAAGCGCTTTACGAATCAAGTAACGTTTTAGCATCAACTTACTGTCCAATGTCAAATGTGTTGCAGGTTATCTTCAAGAACGGTACCAGATACGCCTATAAGGATGTGAGAGCAACCGATTACATGAGATTTGAGACTGCTGACAGTCAAGGTAAGGTATTAAATGCCAACATTAAACCCAACTATGAAGTTGAAAAGCTGGAAGGTGTTGATGCTGCCGTAGTTATTGCGGCTGTAGATAAAGCTAAGACTGCTGGTGAGACTTCATTATTCACTGAGTGTGCTGATAGATTAGCTCTTGGTTTAGAGAAGTTTGAGGGTAAATATGACCTTAAGTTTGTACTTACGGTTAGAAAAATAGCGCAGCAAACATTAGATGCTGTTGGATACGAAGAAGAAACCAAATGAGCAACGAGAAAATAGAGTTAGACGAGTTTATTAAACTCGCAATAAAGAATTGGGGTGAGGATACTCCGACACTAGACGAACGCTTTGATAGTCGTTGGCGGTTAAGATTCGTGATGGATTTATGTGAAATAGATTTTGATGAAGAGTTCGGTGAGGATTTCCCTTACGAATTTGTTGATGATAAAGAAGTCATTGGACATAAGAATAGTTACATCAACTTCACCGTTATTAAGCGTAAGAGTGATGGTAAATATTTTCAGATTCATACTAGAAGTGGTAGTTATGGGACTGATATGAGCGATGATTCGTTTACTGAAACTAAAAAGGTGGTGGTGGAACCACGTTGGGAGTTTCAAGATTGGAATATGGACTAATGTTCAATGAAGGTTACTTAAATAAACGAGAGAGTGGTTGGACAGTTAAATGGTCTGACCTACACTCTTTTGCTCAGGGGAGACATTGGAACGAAACACCTTTACATCCAGAGCAACAACCAGATTGGGTATTCCCAGAGACCATCCCACTTGACGACACTTTGGTAGTGGAGTTTGAACACGTAACTGATGGGTACGATGCTGATAACTTCACACCTTGGAAGTACGCTAGAATTAAAACACCAACAACAGAAATGGAGAAAATATACAACCAAATTAAGAGTGAATGTGAATTACCAGTAGCGGTATTCACATATTCTCACAGAGATTTTGAGGGGGCGATTCATCCGTTCAATAGTATTCATGTAAACCTTAGAGGTGAAGATGATGAGAATAATATTGACCAAATGATGACTATTAAGAAGAAGTATGGAGAGTTCTTCATGTTCTTCAATGCTAGTGATGAAGGTAAGAAGTTCTGGGCGAATAACCCAATAACGATTAACCCAACAACAGAATGATAGAAAATTACTTTGATAAACAGTTTAAGACCTTACTGGGGGCTAAGATAGCGGTGTTCCTTAAGAGGATATACGATTGGCATATGTACACCAGAGAGGGTTGTAAGATTTTAGTCATGCGGTATCACATTTACAAATGGTTGGAGAATCCTGACCGATATGTGATACACGGTAGGGTTCATTGTGATGTTCCCAGATTCCCATACATACCACCAACCCTAAACCTAGAAACGGGGCAAATAGACCTTAGATTCAACCAATTGGCTAATGACCAAGATTTCTATTTTGGTATACCAGACAATTCACATCTAACTGATGGTCAGAGAGAAGCTGACTGCAACGGTGCGCTCAAGGAAATACAAGATAGGTACTACCCCGTTACAGCTAACATTACTTGGAATGAAGTCGAGTAAAAAGGTTGAACTAATAGATTTAAGTAAGGTTCCAACCTTTAGAGAAATGTATATATTCTGGGATACACCAGAGGAAATGCACCAATGGGCTAGGAAAAAACTAATGGTACCAAGAAAATATTTAGGATATGACGAAAAGAAAAGATAGAGAGTGGGAAAAGACCTTTGAAGAATACTGTAAGGAATTTGGATATGAGGAAAAATTAACATTAGTGCCGACCACAAGGTCATTCGCTGAGTTGATATACCACCATTCCGTATACGTTAACAGCCAAAAGAACCTTAGTTGGAGAAGAGGAATACTGCGAATTGAGAAGATATTGGATAAGTACGCTGAACTTAAACGGACTGAGATGTTGGATAAGTACGCTGAAGTTATGCAATTGGAACAGAAACGAAATAATAAGTAAAAACCAATAGAAAATGGAAGAATTAAACGGTAGAGCAGAAATGGAAATGCGTGAGGCTAGTCGAAAGATGGTAGCTGATATGAAAGTTAAACGAGAAGCTGAAGAAGCTAAAGAAGCTGAAGAAGCTGATAAGGTTTTGGTTAGTTTAGATGGTAATCCTCATGATACCCTTAGATTTGGTATCGCAACGTATCGAGGTGAAGGTGACCCAGTATTAGCGATTGATATGGCTTTGGCTAAGTATAATGCGGCTAGTATACGTAATGATGAAGGACCAATTACTGAATTCATAGATACCAGCATGGATAACCCATGGGTGCGTGTATTCACTGTTGGTGACCTAACTCAAGTTCACGCAAACTATCATGAGTCATAATTATTAAACAAACAAAATAAAATGACTAAATTAAGTACTGAGGAAGGAGAGAATGGTAAGGAGCGAGTATTCGTTAGTCCTCGTGTTTACACGGTTGACCCGCCTGAGTTCTACGTAGACCGTAGGTTGCATGCCATATGGTTTGCATTAACAGCGTGGGACGATACGGTAACCTACTATGATTTGTATCGAGATGAACCAAACGATAGGAGTTTGGTGGTGGGTATGAAATATGCTGAATTAGAAAGATTATACGACAGCCTATACAATTACGATGGGTCAACAAAAAAGAAAGATACCTAATGAACAACCTAGATAAACAATATCAAGCCTTACTCCAAGACATCTTGGATAATGGGCACGACAAAGGGGATAGAACTGGTACTGGTACCAAGTCAGTATTCCCACGAATGATTACACATAACATGGCTGAGGGTTTCCCTCTGCTGACCACCAAGAAGATGTACCATAAGGGTATCTTCACTGAGCTATTATGGCTCCTACGTGGTGATACCAATATCCAATGGTTATGTCAGAATGATTGTAATATATGGGTTGGTGATGCTTATAAGAGTTACCTATCTAAAACAATGTTTAGTTCGGATAATGGTGCTCTTGAGGAATTAGACGGAATGGATTTGGGGACTGGTGAGTTAAAGAAGGTGTATAAACAACACACAAAAGAAGGTTTCATTGAACGTATTAAAACCGATGACGAGTTTGCTGAAGAATGGGGAGACCTAGGTCCTATCTACGGAAAGCAATGGAGAAATTGGGAGCCACCCGCTTGGAATATCAAGAATGGTGGGATTGACCAAATAGCAAATGCGCTTAACGACTTAACCAATAATCCTGATAGTAGGAGAATCATGGTTAATGCGTGGAACGTGGGAGAAGTATCACATATGACATTACCTCCATGCCACTTCGGGTTCCAATTGTGGACAAGAGAGTTGAGTTCATTTGAACGAGAGGAACACTTTGCTTACAAAATGAATAATATGACCCACCAAGAACGATGTGAATTGCATCCAAATCACCGTGAGGAAGATGTACATGAGAAGATGGATGAGGAAGGTGTACCTAGACGAGCAATATCGTTAACATGGCAACAACGAAGTGTTGATACCTTCCTTGGTTTACCGTTTAACATTGCGTCTTACGGAGCTTTGTTGATGATATTTGGTGAACTGGTCAATATGGTACCAGAAACGCTTACAGGTGTTCTAGGAGATACCCACCTATACAACAATCACTTAGAACAAGCCAAAGAACAGATTGGTAATGAACCTTTCGACTTACCTAACCTTAGAATCAGTACAGAATTCTGGAACCCAGAGAATGTGCTTGGTACTAACTGGGATGAAATAATCAAAGGTATTGAGTTGGAAGACTTCCAATTGGAAGATTACGTGTCTCACGAGACGATTAAAGCACCATTAAGTAATTAACATATGAACTATACAAGACCAAACGACCCAGATTACGAAGATAACGCCAATGATTGGCTTAACTCAGCACTAATATTCGCTAGCGCCCTAGGGCACATATTACGTGAAGAAGAAGGTGTGATAGTGGATATCAAGAATGATATGATAGATACCCTACCAGAAGAATTCGAAGGTTATGAAAAACTTATAGTGTTCAGGGCTGCTGGACAAATCCATATCCAAGGGTTTGATGAGGATGCACCAGAAGGTACTATGGTGATGATGTGGCAAGATAATCCAAACTAATATGTCTTTACAAATAATGCTTCTAACCTATATTTATAGGAAAGAGTTTTATTATGGAAAAAGATTATATGACACCGCACCTAAAAGGTGAGTTCGCAAGAAAGAACAGGTTTATAATTACTTACCCAGAAGCATTGGGTTTGGATGAGTGGGTGACATTCAGTTCATCACCACTAGAATTACAACTACCCGAAAAGGGGTTACTAGATGGTATCAGTGACCCACTTGCACCAGAAGCGGTGGTTTATTCGGATTTGGTGATTGATATTTATGACCCCATCACCCCTTCAAGCGCCCAGAAAGTGATGAAGTTCATGGCAGATGAATTCAACTGTACTACCCCAAGACATCTACCTTACATCTACAAGAAACTTGACCCTACAGGTAAGCCTAGTGAGACTTGGGAAGTTTGGGCATTCATTAAGGCAGTTGATTTTGGTGAGTTAAATTATGATGATGATGAATTAGTCAAAATAAGGTTAACTTTAGGGGTTGACCATGTAACCTTACTTCATTAAGCTAATTTTCAGCTTTTTTGAGTTATAGTCTATATTTATAAGGGAGAAAAGACTATTAATTAATGGGATTACACGGAAATACACCATCAATCATTCATTCGGCTAGTACGGTAGATGCCGCTAGACTTACTGCGTTTACGTATTACAACGTATACGCTGGTGCAGGTGGGGGTACAGCAACAATAAATGGTACTCTGATGAATTTAGGTGAAGGAAGTGATGTATCTATGATTGTTAGAACGATAAATAACCTTACTGTTACAGGTAATGTTTACCTATTAGGAGATAAAAAGAACGTATTCGATGGTAGCCCAATAATTGGAGGTTCATTTACAACGCAATAAACTAAAACGATGACAAAGAAGAGCAACATAATCAATCCAAACCAACCGAAAGGTCGTGAAATCAATGAAAGAATCATTGAATTGATGGGTCAAACATTAATCAAAGAGAACGTTGACCGTTCCGTAATTGAATTAACGAAGACAGGTCCTGATGGAAAAGTCTACGGTATTGTACGTGAGAACCACGAATGGTACATTAAGACTGCTGAAGCTTCTGACACTCTTACTAGAAATAGTTTTGAGTATATGGGAGGTTTACAGAACAAGAAGTCTCACGCTTACCCATCATACGCTAAAGCTATCAAGCATCTTAACCAAAAGTTCCAGTCATTGAACGAATCGTTAGGTGTTAAGAGTGGCATCAACGTATTCCGTAATGACCATCTATTGGCAGAGGAAAAGTCTGAAGCTAAGGTTAATGCGCAAGAATTCGTACAAGATAAGAAAGGTGAGGAATTGGATAGTGAAGGTACACCTATTGATAAAGAAAATAGTGGTTCTAACACTGTTGGTACCAATGGTAAGAAGCAAGTTAAGAATGATAAGACTGACGTGAAAGCTTCGGATATGGTGGATATGTCTGAAAACGAACTTAAGATTGACGCAATGATTGCTGGTGAAGAAGAAGGTGACGTTGTTGAGGAATCTCAATTAGGTGCCGCATCATTCTTCCAAGGTGACGATATAATCCTTAACATGAACGACACACTAAGTATTAGTCGTGGTGTTGAGGTATTGGATGACGCAATTGATAACGCAACTGGTGAGAAGAAGATTACCGAAATGCAAGCGGCTGAAGATATCCTTAAAGGATTGAGTAAAGACGAAGTAATTTCCATTCTGGAAAAAGTTACTGGTAAAAAAAAAAGTTAAAGGAAACTAAATACAAGTTAAAACTTGATAACCCTAACCCTGCACCAGCACCTGAATTAGGCGCTGATGATGGTGGTTTCGGTGGTGACGATGGTGGTTTCGGTGGTGACGATGGTGGTTTCGGTGACGAGCCTGAAATGGGTGGTGACGATAAACCATATGATGAAGAACCATTCGATGCTGACGTTGAAGCTGACGAAGCGTCAGACCCAAAGAAGTATATCCAACAATTGTCTGGAAAGCTGGGTCAATCCCTAAGAAAGTATGAAAAGGAAATGGGACAACCCGACCTAGAGTTGGAGAAGTTCGCAATTAACTCCGTTGTATCTGCATCTAATACCGCAGAGATGGACGAGGAAGACCAAAAGGATATTATCGATAAGATTAAGTCTAGTGGGCTTGAGAATGATATCGCTGAACCAGACGCTGAAGACGCTGAAGTGGATGCTGATGCTGTTGGTGCAGAGTTACCTGAACCAGAAGGTGAAGAGTTTGGTGATGAGCCTGAGTTGGGTGAAGTTGCTATAATGGAATTAGGTGGAGGACCACCAGAAGATAGGGAATATGATGCGATGCAGACATATCATGACAGACAAGCTAATGCTGGTACAAAAAGTAACTACCACGTTAGTGTAGACAAAAAAGGGAACTTCAAAGTGGGGGAACCTGAAAAGAGATTCCCAAGTGGTAAAATTGTTAATGGTGAGAGGGTTTCAGATGATAAGTGGGGTAAAACCGAGCAAGTGTCAGAAGAAATTAGTATATTCGAGCAAAGACTTAGAAGTAAGTTGAATGAGAACCTTAAGTACCCTACCAGAGAGGTAAGAAGTGAACGTGGTTATTTAGGTGTTACAGTATGGGGTGATAGTGGAAGCGTATCGTTGGATATTTACTCCAAGCAGAATAACCCATATGGTGGTTCACCATGGAGTAAGATTCAATCTGGTGGTGGAGTTAGACCTGAAGAATTAACTAAAGAGTACATAATGCGTGAAGTAGGTGCAAGATATAAGAACCCTGAGAGTTTTGTGGGGGAAATTGATGAGGTGTTGAGTAAATTGAATGATGGTTACGAACAAATGATGCAAGATATGAATCCAGAAATAGCAGAACCAGAAGTAAAACCTAAGAGAAAAGAGGAACAAGCACCTAAGAGAGTTAGGGAAACCGACCTACCATATAGGAAACCTGTGAGGGAAACTAAGACTAAACCAAAAGCGACAATATGAAGTTAATATTCATACGTAATGTTGGTGAGGTATGGGATGGAAAATATATCTACGAATTCATATTCTCTGAGAATATAGAAGGGGTCGATGGTGAAGGTTGGGATGCTTACCCTGCGAGTGGTAATCCTGAACCACCAGAGAAAGGATATATTAACAAGGTTGGTAGATTTGAGACTGATGAGTTCAACCTTATCTGTATTCAGAATAGCGACACATTTGCTGTTTGGGATGCTGTGGATGGTGTGGTAGCATTCGCTTGGGAAGATATAACTGAATATGATACCTACCCAGAGGATAGGCTTAAATTCTTTTATGGTGATGAATTAGAGAAGGTTACTGACTTATTGTACAGTAGAGATATAATTATAGAATGGAAATACGATAATAAAAATGAGCTACAAGGATAAAATAAAAAAAGCGCTTCATGAAGGTGAGAGTGCAATAGGGGTAACAGCAGATGAAGATAATTTTGATGACGTTGTTAGAGACGTTAGTAAACTTAAAAGACAAGACTCAGGTTTGAATGTGACGGTTGATTACAAAAGTGATTCTGATAAGACCAACGAATCTGAAAAGGAAGAAGAGATAGTCGAGAATGACGAGTCACAGGATGTTGAAGTTAATGCTGATAATTATTTCGAGAAGAAAAAACTTGGTGATGAGGCTGCTGAAGCAGATGCTAAAGAGAAAGAAAGCAAAGGGGTTGTTGAGGTTGTTGGTAGAATGAGCAAGGGTAAGTTGGAGAAGTTGGTTGAGCAGAACAAGAAGATTGGTAAAGCATACAAAAAGATAATCAAAGTTTCCGAAATACGAACTAAGAATGGCTAATACAGACAAATTACGTAAGAAAGCTCAAATGTTATCTTTAAGGAAAACCATCCTTCACGAAGGTATGGGTTACCCATCAGGAATGATGGAGCGAATGGATAGTTCCATTGAAGAACGCATTATGAACAGGGAAACAGCCATTGGTGACCACCCTGCGCTACCTAAAGGTGGCGTAAGAGGGTTTGACCAAAAACTACTATTAGATAGGTTCCTAGAGGTTGTAAACAAGTATAAAGATGCTTACGATGTAAGTGAGATTGATACAGGTCAAGTTCTCCTTGAGGTACCTGAACTATTATTGGGTGTTGTCGAGGCTGAGAAGCCTCATAGAAAGGCTCTTGAGGATTTAGCTGTGGAGATGATTAGAGAAGATTTTGATTTGAGTGAGGATACCATGATATTCGATGCTAAGTTGGTGGATAAGGTAGAGTTAGGACAGAAGTTAACCAACAGTGGTCCTGACGAAGAATATCAAATGGAATTCGAGAAGTACGAAGACATTGACAATGCTGAAGCTGAGGTTATGAACAGACGGTTCATTAACTGTATGATTCAAGGTGCGGCTATGAGATGTAATCACATGTTCAACCTTAAGAATGAAGAGATACAGAAATTCGACCCAACGTTACCTGCCAAGTATAAAAAATTGATGTCTGCGGCTGAATACATGTATTTTGTAATCCCTGAAGGTGTTAGTAATAAGGTCGTTAATGTACCTTCCAGTATTGGTGGTATGGTTGACGTTGATTATGATGAGAATGAGGTGCCTGTGATTACCGTAGAAGCCCTAACGTTACCAGTAATGATACATGAATTGGTTAAGGGTGTTATGGAGGTTGTGGCACAACATGGTTTCACCGAAGATGATGCACTGAATGAGTATATTGTAAGTCAAGCTGACTTCTTAACGGCAGAAGCATCTGATATGAGAATGGGTCCTGCACTATGGGGTAAGTTTATGGAAGCAATTGAACCTAGAGATAGTAATTTAAAGCAACACGTATTCTATAACCTGATTAAGAAGCCTACGTCTGAGTTCAACGACTGCATGAGGGAGATTCTAGCAGGTACCAAGGAAGGTAAACGTCTGGTAGCTGAAATCATCGAAGGAGTTAAATCTAGGATGGAAGTGGATGACTCATTGTTGGATGAAACAATCGAAAAGGAGCAAGATTATGGTTCACATATCGATAGGAGTATAGATGAATTGGAACGTTTGAAAAAAGACCCCGATTTGGATGCCCTCTTAGGCATCTAATACGCTTAAATATAACATTTCACGCTTGTTAGCATATTTATCTATGATAAAACATGTTAACAGCAGCCGAAATATTAGAAGAATACACGCAGTGTCTATTAGACCCGAAGTATGTCATTTCAACATACTTCAAAACTTTTGATAAGACACAAGAAGGGTTTGTACCGTTCGACCTATTCCCCAAACAAAGAGATATCGTTGATGACTATAGAAAGCATCGATTCAATCTAGTAGCCAAGCCTAGACAGGCTGGTATATCCACTACAACACAAGCATATGCAGCCACCCTTGTCGGGTTTGCTGACGATAAGAATCCAGAGTGTATCGTGGTTGTCGCTAACAAACTGAAGTTAGCTAAGAAATTCACTAAAGGTATAAAGAACTTTGTTAATCAACTTCCAAGATGGGTGTGGGGTGACGAATATTACGGCACAAAAGAGAAGGAAGAAAAAGACATCTTCGTAACGGAGAATCAAGAAGAGATGGAACTGGTCAATGGTTGTTTAATCGTGGCTGTTGCGACATCTGAGGATGCTTTGCGTGGTTACACGCCTACACTACTTATCATGGATGAGGCTGCGTTCATCGAAAGGGGTGATGAACTATTTGCTGCTGCCCTTACCTCACTTGGTACTGGTGGAAAGGCAACTCTTATTTCAACCCCTAAAGGACAAGACCCACTATACTACGAGACTTACGACCAAGCTAAGAAAGGTGAGAACGACTTCAATGTAATTGAGATGCGTTGGTATGAGGATTTGCGATATAATAAAGACCTCAGATGGTACAAATACTTAGATGATGAAGAACTTGAAAAAGAGTGGTTAGAAGAATACGAATTCACCTTCGAATCATACGATAAAAAACTAAGGGCTGGCTATAAACCTACATCTTCATGGTATGAGGAAATGTGTAGAGCGATGAATAACGATAAGCGTAGGATAGCTCAAGAGCTTGATGTATCATTCCTTGGTTCAGGTGGTAACGTAATTGATGATAAATACATTAATCACCACGAATTGCACAACGTGTGTGAACCTAAGTGGAAAGCTGGTAAAGGTAACGAGATTTGGATATGGGAGAAACCCGTTGAGGGTCACGAATATATTCTAGCTTCAGACGTATCCAGAGGTGATGGGGAAGACTCATCTACATTCACCATCATAGATGTTACAACCATGGAGCAAGTGGTTGAATACATAGGTAAACTACCACCAGATAAGTTAGCCGACATCCTATGGGAATATGGTATATTATATAACGCATTATTAGTAGTGGATATTACAGGTGGTATGGGTGTCACGACAACTTTGAAGTTGAAGGAGATGAAATACCCTCACTTATATTACGAGCGAAGAGGTGATAAACTATTGAAACCTAGGAAGGAAGATAATAAGTATAAACCTAAGATTGAAACTCCTGGTTATCAGGTAGGTTCAGACAGGGTTGCTTTGGTTAGTAATCTTGAGAGGATGGTACGATTGAATTGTGATGAAGGTATCAATAAAGGTATCAAGGTTCGGTCAAGCAGAACGATTAGCGAATTCCACACATTCATATACAAGAACGGACGTGCTGACCACCAAGAGGGTAAGCATGATGACCTTATAATGGCATTGGGTATGGCGTTATTCATATTGGAGTTCTCCTTCAGTAAGTTAAAGTCATTGAAGACAAAGACAAAGACAATGCTTAATAGTTGGATAGTCAATAGTAGTGATACGATAGAACCACACTTAGAAAGTGGTAGTGGGTTTGTTGATAAAGCCAACAGGCGTAAGAAGGCTCAACCTAAACCTAAATTTGATGCTACGACAGCTAGAAATATGCAAGACCCTTCGGGTCAATATTTATGGTTGTTCAGTGGCACTAAGTAATATTTAATATAAAACAAGATACATAATGGGACAAGAAAAAACGTTTACTAGAAAGAATTTCGGAACGCTGTACAAGTGGTCTGTCAGAACAGGACCCCAAGGTAAGAGTAAAACTAAACCTACTCCCATAACTGGTTGTAAGGTTGGGTATGTCTATAATAGAGTTATTGTTAATGGGCAAGCGGAGAACCAACCATACGTTGAGTGTGGGTATGTCCAATAAGACTTTATTTTTTAAGTAAAGGTATTATAATTATAGAAAAATAGGCAGATGGCTGACAAGAAAAAAGATTTAACAATATTTCAAAAGTTGAATAGGATTTTAACTCCTGATGGAATTAATCCCAACTTAGAACTGAGTAATAAGTATTCACTAGGGAGCGATGTCCTATTGAAGACTGACAATAAGCAAGAATACGAGCAGCAAAAGCTACAAGCGAAGCAAAGTAAGTATTTAAGTAACATGTGGGGTAAAGTTGAGGACAACCTATTCCAACAAGCCATACAGTATGAGATGACCAGAATCGGGGCTTACTCCGATTTTGAGAACATGGAATTCTACCCAGAACTTGCAGCCACCCTTGATATCATGATGGAGGAATCTACCACCGTAAATGATAAAGGTAGGGTACTTAATATCTATTCAGATAGTCCACGTATTAGAGGTATTCTGGAAGACCTATTTTTCAATAGATTGGATATACATACCGTATTACCTATGTGGGTGCGTAACACTTGCAAGTATGGTGATAACTTCGTATATCTTAATACAAGTGACAAATATGGTATCACTGGTGCCAAGCAAATGCCTAACTTCGAAATGGAGAGGCGTGAGGGTGGTGTATACGACACTATTACAGCTAAATTGAATAGTACATCTGAAAATGGTAAAGATAGGTCAGGTGAGAGCAAAGAAGAACGTGTACGTTTCTTTTGGAGAGGTCGAGACTTAGAGTTTGAGTCATGGCAAGTAGCCCACTTCAGATTACTTGGTGATGACAGGCGATTACCTTATGGTACGAGCGTGTTAGAGAAGTCTAGAAGGATTTGGAAACAACTATTGTTATCTGAGGATGCAATGCTTGTATATCGTGTTACACGAGCGCCAGAGCGTAGAGTGTTCAAGATTTATGTTGGTAACATAGATGATGAGGATGTACAACCATACGTAAACGAGATTGCCAATCGATTTAAGAGAGCTAACGTAATTGACCCTAACACTGGGCAAGTAGACCTTAGATACAACCAATTGGCGAATGACCAAGACTTTTTCATCCCAGTAAGAGATGAAAATGCTCCTACCCCAATCGACACACTTCAGGGTGCTAGTAACCTAGACCAGATTGCGGATATCGAGTATCTACAACGTAAGTTATTTACTGCATTGAGGGTACCTAAGTCTTTCTTAGGATTTGAAGAGTCTCAGGGTGAGGGTAAGAACTTAGCATTGATGGATGTAAGGTTTGCTAGAACAATTAATAGAATACAACAAGCACTATTACAAGAGCTTAATAAGATTGCCATAATACACTTGGTGTTACTAGGTTTTGAGGATGACTTGAACAGCTTCACCATTACAATGAATAACCCATCTACACAAGCAGAGATGCTTAGGATAGAGCACTTACAGGCTAAGTTTACAGCTATACAAGCTGCTGTTGCCGATGCTGGTAATGGGTTTGGAATTATGTCAATGACAAAAGCCAAGAGAGATATACTTGGATGGAGTGATGCTGAGATTAAGCAAGACCTTCTTGAACAACGTATGGAGAAAGCGGCTGCTGCTGAATTGGAGAATACTTCCAATGTCATTAAGAACACAGGCTTCTTCGATAAGGTTGATAAACTATACGGTGACATTGAAGTCGCCAGAGGTGGTGGTGCGGCTGAAGAAGGTGGTGAAGATGGAGGTCCTACTGGTGGTGGAGGTGGTGGCTTCGGTGGTGGTGGTATCGGTGGTGACGATATAGACTTTGGAGACGAAGAAGGTGGAGACGAAGAAGGTGGAGACTTCGGAGATGATGCTGGTGGAGAAGGATTTGGTGATGATGCTGATGCTGGTGGAGATGACTTAGGTGGTGATGATGCTGGTGGTGATGATGCCGCAGCAGAACCTGCTGGCGAATTAGGTGAGATGCTTAAGATTGGTCAAAGAATCTTATCTGAGGAAAAACTGATATTGGTAGACAAGTTAACCAAGAGAAAGATGCGTCACAAGGAAATCCACATGAACAGGTTAATGGAGAGTATCACCAAAAGTGATATGGACGATGCTGTTAATGAAAACAGGATTAGTCTAACTGACAAAGGTATGCGTATAAACCAAAATGTTGATGATATGTTGAAAGATATTAACGACAGAATTGAGGAAGCGGATAGTGACGAATAACATAAATGGGGTTTTTACCCATTTTTCACATATTTAATTTTAAAGGGTTATCATGCAGAAAAATTTCGGAGAACTTAAATACATTTTAAAAGAATTTGTCGCTGACGGTATAGCGGAAAAAAAAGCCGCTAACAAGAAATTGTTAAAGGACTTTGTAACGTTACTTAAGGAGAACGAGATATTGAAAAGGGAGTTCACCATTTACAATAATATCGAAACTAAGGTCTCCCAATCAGAGACTTTCATATCCGAATACATCAAGGAGAATATCAAATTGGTAGAGGCTTATACGAAGAAGCAAATTGATGAAGCAAATGGTTTACTATCAGAAATGGTATCTACCATAAATGTAGAATATCCAGATAACCCACTATCACAATTACATGAATCTATTCACACATTAATGGTGGAGAAGAATTCCATTGGTAATATTGATGATAGGGTTACAGCTAAAACTGTGGTTACTGAACACATTAAGACTAATGTGGATAAGAAGCCAGTGAGTGATAGATTACTACCTAATAGTTTCGTGGCTACCCTTCTAGCTGAGAAGTTTAATAGGAAGTATGAGAATCTTGATACTGAGACGAAAATGGTATTAAAGACTATCGTAAATTCAGACCCAGAAACTCGTGAAGGTGTTTTCGTAGGGTTGGTACGAGAATGTGTGGAGTTGGTTGACACTAACCTTAAAGAATCAGAAGTCGAACTTAAAGAAAAGCTTTTATCCACTAAGGATAAATTACTTAGACTTCAATACCATAGTGATACATACATTAATGAGGTCGGAAAACTACTTGACCTTAAGAGTACACTAAGTTAACCTCATGGCACCAAGTTTTAACAACCCAAATTACAATACCATGGTCGAACCAATTAAGTTGACCAGTAGAGACCTTATAAGTGAGACGACTTATGACGGTTGGAACTCATTATCACATAATCTGTGTGACGGTGTAACATGTAAACGAATTAAGACCCCTGACACATATGAGGGATTCCTATTGAGGTATGACGTTGGTTGTCAAACCGCACCACATATCAATACTGATGAATATGAGGTTCTTAATGTTAGAAGTGGTTCAATTGTAAACCTAATAACCAACGAAACCTGTAATGAAGGTGACACCATGTTTATAAACAAGAACGAAGTTCATGAAATTTACTGCACCGAAGAGGCGTATGTTTATGTCATAACTACCAAGAGAAAGAGTGAGTTAGCCTCTATCACCTAAAGTATTTGACTAAGTGGATTCTTTTCCGTATATTGGTACGTATGAAGAAGAAAGGGAAGAAAATTGTCGATAACGACAGCGAACAATTCACCATATCCTACGGCACAGTAGATTATACCGACAATACATCCGTATACATTGACATATCATCATGGGTGGAACCATTAGTAATAGATAACACCAAAGCAATGATTAGTTTAATGAGGAAATCCATACGCACAGCCGTATTCGGAAACCTACCTAATACTGAGTTCAATAACCACCAGTATATAACTGATTTGGATTTAAGAGAATCAGGAATTCAATTGGGGAAACGTAGTTATATGTCTTGTAACATAACACTGTATACAACAAGGGATTTCCCAGATACCATAGAAGATATCAAATCAATGGTAGATGTTGTCGTAGAAGACCTTAATAGTAGGTTTACAGAGGTTCTGGTATTCAATAAACGCAAGAAAGAATAACTTTACTTTCCTTTCGCATATTTATCTAAAAAGTAAGTATGCTGGAAATTAAGACATTACGGGCTGGGGAAACTGGCACAGGTTACCTAATTGAGCAAGATGCTGGTTATATCTCACCTACGGATGAGAGGAACCAATCATTCATCAATGAGGTTAAGAAGTTAGGTGGTGGTGGTGTTTCTATACTTGAACCATTAAAGGTAGTTGCAGTATTACAGAAATACGGTGTTGAAAATCGTAACGGTAGAATCTACCCAGAACATATCCTTAGAGCACAAGCCGAGGAATATGATAAATTAGTACAAGACAATCGCGCACTTGGGGAACTAGACCACCCAGAATCATCAATTATTTCAGGAAAAGAAGTATCTCACAATATCACTAAGATATGGTGGGAAGGAGCCACCCTTATGGGAGAGCTTGACATTATAATGAGTCCAGGTTATGTAAACTTAGGTATCATTTCATGTGAAGGTGATAAGGTTGCTAATTTCTTAAGACGTGGAATTAAAATCGGTGTATCTTCAAGAGGTGTAGGTTCAGTTGAGGACGTAAATGGTGTTCAATTAGTACAAGATGATTTCGAATTAATATGCTGGGATGTGGTCACAAACCCATCAACTCCAGGTTCTTGGATATTCCAAAACAATAAGGAAGCAGGCGCCTTTAAAGAGAGCGTTGAAGAGAAGAAGCCTACTGGTTTAAGCTCAGGTTTAGATTCATTCCTATTGGGATAATTGGTTAATTATGCATAAAATTTAACTTTCGAGAAACGCTAACATATTTATAAACAGGTGAATATACCAACCTTTTTGAACTTTTGGTTCCACTGGCTATATTTATTAAGTAGAAAATAAGAAATTCGAGAAAATCCAGAATACAAAATGGAAGGAAAAGATAAAGAAAAAGAAACTATGAGTGAAGCGGTTACTGATATTGATATAATCAAAAACGCTTTAAGTGAAAACTCCAAAGAAATATTTCGACACGTTGCTGTCGAAGAAATTGAGGGAGTGGTTAAGGAATCTATTAATGAAGATTTCGAAGAAGAAGACATCGATTTAGATGACGACTCTGATGATGTTGAGGACATGCCAGTTGATGGCGATGGTGACCTTGGCGCTGATGATGACTCAATTGGGGTTGATGTTGACGCTGACTCAGATGGTGGGGACGACATTGCAATAGATGCTGAACCTGCGAGTATAGATGGTGTGGATGCAATGGCATCAGACATGGACAGCGAAGTAGATTTAACATCTGCATCTGATAACGAAGTTCTAGCTGTATACAAGGAATTGTCAATGAGTGATGAAATTGAAGTTGTCGGAGATGAAGTACACATGAACATTACCGAACCAGGTAAGTACATTATTAAGCCAGAAGGTGGAGCACCAGATATGGGCGCTGATTTAGGTGGACTAGGAGAACCAGATTTGGGAGGACTAGACGCAGAGATGGGTGCAGAACCAGAGATGGGAGCAGAACCTGATTTGGGACTAGAACCAGAAATGGGTGCTGAACCAGAAATGGGAGCAGAACCTGAACTGGAAGTACCAATGGGTGGTGAAGAAGAAGAAGAAGAA